GGAGAAGTATTTTAATATAATTGCTAAAGATCAGACCGAATCCGACATTGCCATTTATGGTAGAGATGAAAACGGTGATTTAGCAGAAATAGCACTCGAAAAAATTCAATGCATTAAGGAGGGGAAATGAACAAAGAAAACCTAATGCGCTTAATAGTTGATCTAGTATCTGTTGGTGATTTCTTTAAACAAGATCATTATAAAACAGTTCTCTGGTTCACCACCAAGAACCCACACTTGGGCGAGTGCGAGCCGATTGTATTCTACGAGCGAAATCGTGGGCATAAGGTGACGGCGTTTATTGATAATCAACTGGATGAGAACAAAGCGTATGATGAATAGATGCCACGTCTGCCACGGTAAAGGCATCAAGATCGACGACAATCTAAAGAAGACTACTTGCGCGGTTTGCAAGGGTACTGGTGCGCCTCAGCCTTTGATTAAGCCAAAGCGAGTGCGTGTGAAGGCGCAAAGAAAGTATATCCATAAAAATAGCGGTATGGATAAATTAGATGATATAGAAGGAATTTAATCCCTTAGTTCAAAATGAGGTGAGTCTTTTAGCGTTTTAAAATATCCACCCCATCGATGTTTTGGGCTAAGTGATTGCCAGAAAATACCAAGCGGTTCAACTTGTTCTAATGTGCATAACTTACCATCTTTAAATAAGATTAAATCAACCGCACATCTATTTAAATGCTCTGATAGCATCGTCTTTGACCTGCCTGAATCAAAGTATATCTTCTGTTGTTCAGGTGATCGCCATAACTCACCTGCAGTAACTTCATACCCAAGCGCAAAAGCCTCATTAATCAACTTAACAAGGTCACGCATGAATTGAATCTGCCGTGCTTTTAACCTGCTCAATTATTTTTTTGGCTTAATCATAACGATCTCGCAAGACGCTTGATTACCACGCTTGCAGTCATTATAAAGCTTTGTTTCTTTTACGTTATGAGTTAAAAAAATACCTGCCAATAGTCCTAGTATAATCATACTAAAAGCGTAACATTTATTTTATTAATTGCAAGTCGTTTATTATGGGGAGTTGATAAACTCTACGCCAGTAATATAAATGACTCCAGACGTATAGCCAGAAACAACAACTGTTTGATTTGGTCCAAGATAAACAACTATTGGAGCTACTGTTTGCGCCGTCAAAGCATATATCGACTGCCCACCAATTTCTATGTTAAGTGTAGCTGCGACCGGAACTCTTAGTGTTAAAATTGCATACCCGGTTGCGGGAGCCGTGTAAGCTGTGCCATTTGAGTTCCTATTTGCGCTTACTGCAGCATTTACTTTTGTCGTTACATTATTACCGATTAATGTTTGCATAGTCTATTATCCTTTTCTTATAACGGTCTAAAATATATTTTCATGCCAAAACCATTTGGAGTTCCGGCTTGTAAACTTAAGCATTCACATCTAAGCACATCTCCGGCTGCAAAAGTTGTTTTGCTTAAAACTGGAACCGTACATCCTGCCGGAGTAGTGGCTACACCGAAAGTATCAAATTGTGAGTTAGAAGCTGCTGCGCTTGTTACTTTTGGTGTAGTTGAAAAAATAGTATTAAATGTTCCGCTATTTGAAGATGCCCATTTAATGTCTAATTCTGTTGTCCCGCTTGATCCGCTAGTATTATGGACTAACTGGATTCCTACAACTTCAGAAGCTCTTTTAAATGGCTCTACGCCGCTAATAACCTTCGGAGTGGTAAATAGGTTATAGGTAGGGCTTCCACTATTGGCTATGGCAAAAGTAAACCCAAACTCAAAAAATTGAACTTGATACTCATTAATATGGTTAATTGAACCAGCGATTTTTTGAGCCGTTGCCTCAGTTACGCCAGCCTTGTATCTGGTTTCTTCAACTTTAATATTATACCGTGCTGGTGTTACGTCTGTTGCCATAGTTTATTCCTATCTATATCTGTACGCTGCCCCAGCGTCTTGGAATCCGATAATATCTAAATAGTAAGTGTTATCAGGTGTAAAGCCAATAGTTTTATTCATGGTCAAAAAGTTGCCTGAAATACTGGCTATTCTGATTTCAGAACTATAAACAGACCAATCAAATTTACGAACTAATACCGTTTGGCCTACCAGAAATTTACTAATATCACCTGCATCTACTTCAACCGTAAAATTATCTACTCCTGAATCCACTGGCACAATTGGATCAAAATAAACAAACATATTCTTATAAAGAGCATCATCATCGGGGTCTGAGCCGTCTGGATATGGCGGTATTTCAACAATAAGGCCAGCAGCAGGACTTACGCTAATGGGTTTGATACTCATCTCATAATCAGAATTAAACCCATAAAGCACTGATTCATAGACGTTAGCCCATGCAATGTCTCTAATAATGATTCTTTTGCCAATAAAAGGTAGCCATTTTGATTTTTCAATAAGAGGTGCTGGTATGCCATATGAATCTGTTATAACCAATGTGCTAGCCGTTGAACCTGAATCAAGAATAGATGAAGGCGAGATGATGCCGTAACGCCCAGATATTAAATAACCAGTATCAAGCAAGACAAGATCGACTTTACCGCTTTTAATATCCATTCGCTTGCTTGTTACTTCGCATAATCTTGGATAAAACCCAAGATCGCCACGGGTTGTATCAGTATAAGGCAAATCGGTATCGCCAAATAAAACAACATCACCAACATCAATACTAAATCCATCCCCATAAAAACATGAACAACTTATCTGCTCGGCTGCGAACCTGTAGCGATCCAAGAACCTTGTTGAATTAATAGCAATAATAGCATCTGTTTCAGCGTTACGTCTTAATCCGTTAGCTTTAATGGTGATTGCTTTTACGCCGACTTTAATTTGATTTTTTGAGTCCTCGTCTGTTCTTATGTATCCTGATAATGATTTATTTTCTACAGCATCAAGATCGTATTTCATAATATAAGTATTATAAAAATACTTTCCTATCTGTCTTTTAATTTGAACTGACTGAGGATTTGTTAAATTTGATTTGTTAATTGCTTTTAAAGTAGATACTAAAAGTGGTGGAGCGATCTCGCCAAGTGATGTTTTACCATTCTTAGGAAGTGAAAATAAGTTAGACGGATAAAGAATTTCCTTATCTATAAAGTCTTTACCGTTAATGGTATCTTTTAAATAAAAATCATATGTTTGAATTGATCCTGAAGATACCAATGATATGCGTTCAAATTCAGCTACATCTACTTCATCGCCACCCATTCCTAGACCATCCGGCAAAACATTATATTTACTTTTAATTTTAATAACTGCTGCGGTACTTGTTTCTGCCACTAATGCGCCAGCGGTTAATACAATGGTTGATCCTGTAGTGATATTATAATCAATAGATTGAATGGTTGCTAGCGTTACATTATTAGCTCCATTGGTTGCGCCAGTGGTTGTTACATAATCGCCTATGTTAAAACCGTATTTTTTAACTACATCCACACCTACAATATGAATAGCGTTAGTGGTATTTACTGCGTTTGCGTCTGTTACAAAACTAGAAACTGTAATATTTTCTAAATAATATTCATTCTCAACCGAGGAAAGCATTAACTTTAAAGCAAGATCAATGCCGTTATCTTGTAACCGATAAAAACTTGCTACGCTTGATTCATCATCATGGGTTGCTGCAATGGTTCCAAATTGCGCTCTGGTGCATCCACCTATCGTATTAGTGCCTGTATTAACGGTAGTATATTTTATTATTTCATCGTCAATCTTTACATACGTTTCAAACTCAGGCAGTGATGGTTCTAAAAAGTTCTCGGCTGAATCTACTATAAAACTTGTTTGCACGTTAGTCATTGCGCCTACCGTACTTACTTCAATGTTTTTAAATATTTCCTGCCTTTTTTTAATTGCTGAATTAGAAACAGTGATAAGTATTTTACCGCCAGTTATTGTAACATCATCAACTATGCCGTTAAATAAAATCGAATAATCATCTGGAAATGTAGTGCCGACATAAGATAAATAAACCCACGCTCGTGATCCTAATATGTCATCTATTTCAATGCCAGGACTTACTAGCCTTGTAATTTCTTGATTAAGGTCAACGAGTGCTATCTGGATTGACGTAATTGAACTAGCTCCACCCTTGTCTTGCTCAATTTGAGAGTTTACTGAGGTTGTAGAACCATCCATTGATATGGCTTTTAAAACATCTTTCTTAATACCGACTGCGCCTAACGTATCGTCACCTGTTAACCCGTAGTCACCTGTTCTATTTATTTTATAAACAGTTGCATTGCTAAATACTCGGTCATAGCCTTGGATTTCAAGAACCAAGGATGGCTCTTGAATTGTCTTTCTCGATGCGTCAAATGTTGCGTCCGTTAAGGTAAGTGCCATTTATTTTAATATGGTTTTTAACCATGCCTCATTTATAAAATAATCACTTGAATTAGTACAAACATCATTTATCTTGATCTCACGAACATAAGGGTCAGGGCTATGCCGAGGATCAAAACAATAAACATTTCTGTCATTTCCCGTAACGCAAACTTCTGATATAGGTCGTACTGGAAAAGTAGTGCCAGAATCATTCCCGCCGATATCCATCTTAGTTGAACAGCCATAGTTACATACTCCTATGATTAAAAATAGCTTTAGCAAGCTCTTTACGTTCTTCATCTGTTTTAGCCTCATTTAGTTTTAATTGTAAATTAGTACCGTCATTTATCCACTTCTTTTCTTTTGCCTCTCGGTAAAGTTTTAAAAGTGAATAAGCGAACGGCATAATTTCTTTCACTATATTAATAAAGGCAATAATTGTAGTCATTTATTTTTTTCCTAAAAACCCATCCGATTTAATGGCTTCTGAAATAATATAAGAAAGCGCAGCGCACATTTTACCAATAAACTCAGCAACTTTAGCTACAGCGTCCAACGCTTTTTGAAGGCCTGCAATAATAGGATTAGCGTTTACATTAGAAAAACCCTTTGCTACCAATACCCAGATAAAACCCAAAACCGTTACAGCAGCTTCTTTATTATTAACTACTCCATTTAAAATATTATCCAATGTTTGCATATGTTATTCTCCTTTTTTTACTATTGTTTCTATTCTTGATAACCTTTCGATTATTTCCCTATCTCTTTTTTCCCTAAGTGATTCAGACGATCTAAATTCAGTTTCTAATTTCTCAGCACTTTTATATGCTGATTTTGCTATATTTTCTATGCCTATCATCCAGTAAGCAATTGCAATTATTGAACCAAGTATTGAGAAAGGAAATAGTGTTGATTCAGTTATCTTTTGCATCTTTATTGATCCTCAATAATTCTGAATTTTAAAAGCCCTGATTCATAGTAACCAGTTAATCCCCTTGTAAATTGTTCTTGAAGTTTATATCCAGTACCATCTGAATCTGTAGCAGATGCTTCAAGTATAACTCTATGATATGTAGATGGCGTATCCTTATCAGGCATAAACTCGATAGGTGATTTTTTAGTAATGTATTGCATGAATGATCTTAAATTTTCAATGCCTGTTAAATTATTGGTGATAGGGCTGGTCGATGGTTGCCAAATATTAGTTGCAAACTTAATTGAAAATTCAAAAAAGCGATCAATGCCAAAGCTCTGAACCTGAACAAAACCACCAGCAGATTCATTTTTTGTTTTCATTCTTAGCTGTCTAAAATCTTCCTGAGAAACATAATCTTGAAGCTTATATTGTGGCGTATAAACAGAACCGCTTGCTGAACCTGTTTGAGTAGTTATAGCTGTAAAATCACTTGCTGCAAGCCCAATAAGGGTATAAATGCCATTAGACGCATTAAATCCAGTGGCACCTAGAATATCTACCGCAGAGCTTGCCGTTATTGTAAATTCCCTTGTAGTTCGATTAAATGTGCAAGTATAAGTCAAAGTAGATGCGTCAAGCAGTGCTGTTTCAATTGCTAACGCTAGATCGGTAGGTGTATAAAAACCTACTGGTATTTCAACTTGAAACTCTCCTGCCCCTTCGTCAATGTCTATAAACTTATTTGAGCTTGTAACTTCAAAATTATAATAGAATTTAGAAAATGTATTTATCACGCATAACCTCGTATCTGAGTACCGTTAATATCAAATGAGTCTGCAATGATCTGAGCAATCTGAATACCTGTTTCTCTTGAGTCAAATATATTCCCCTGCACAACTACAGTAATACCTGTTTGAGCTTTGGCTCGTTCTTCTTCTTTGGTTTGCTCATCAAAGGATGGTGAACCGCCATTCAGTGTGCCATCTGAACTTGTGCTTCCAACACCTGAAGATGCTGGAGTCTCACCGCCACCGCCTAATGCTTGCAATACCCCACCCAAGACAATTAATCCTAATCCTGCTGCAATGGCTCCAAAACCAGAAAATCCTATTGGCAATGCTGCAAAACCTAGTCCTGCTAAAACTAAAAACTGTCCAATTTGAATACATAACGTGCCAAGCATTGATAACATTGATTTACCAAACTCATTAAAGGAGTTTTTTCCGCTTACTAATGATTTACCAATTCCAGCAAATGCACTTGTAAATCCATTTACCAATGTTGAAGACATTGTTCTACCTAATGATTTTGCTGATCCTGCAATTTCTGTTAATCCTGATATAAACCCGCTTTTATAATTTGCAAAAGTTGTAGCTGAATCTTTTAATAGCTGATTATGTTTTTCAATCCACTCATCTATTTCTTTATTTGATTTACCTACATCAAGTGGCGGTGGTGGTGGCGGCGGTAATAATGGGGCGCTGGCAATTCTTTTAGATATATTTTCAAAAGTTTTAATCTCTGCATTTGTTTCGGCGATTGATTTTTTATACTCATCAAAAGCCTGTTTCATTCTTATTGGGCCTTTGCCATCTAATTCTATCATTGTTACAACATAGGCTTGAATTGCACTTGATAAGAAAACAAGTGCGCTACCCATGTTTTTTATAAATCCCCAAGCTTGAGATGCGTAAACTTGAGTAGATATTAAGGCCTCATTTAAAACTTCTAACGTACCTATTGCAATGCTCGATTGTGTTGTAGTTTTACCAAAGTTTTCTAAAAGATCATCCCATGTATTGCTTAAACGTCTTACAGCTCCTTCATAACCTTTCATTTTGTCTGCTGCTGCTGTTGACCATTTTTCGTTAATGAATCCAAGTACGGTATTTAATTTTTGAGCACCAGTAGCATTTTCTTCAAACTTTATTCCCATTTTAGTAAATGGCATTACATTGCCATTTGCTGCACGGGCAAGCATTTCAAATGCGCTTGCTGCATCAATGCCTCTTGCCGCTGCTAAATTTAATCCTGCTACTATGGTATTATTTAATTGTTGGCCAGAAAGATTGCCAATTTCTATTAATGTCTTTGCACCTTTTAAAATGACTTCATCTTGTACGCCAGTTGCATCTTGTAAAGATTGAGCATAATCTTGAAATGATTGTGAAAGTTGTTCGGTAAAAACATTTGCTGCAACTAAGGTTGAATTAAATTCTCTTACTGCTGCTTCTGATTCTATTGCAGCCTTTGTAGATTCATTGAAAAAACTTACTAACTTATCTGCTGCAAAGAATGCAGCAAATGCAAGACCAGCAGTCTTGCCAACGCTCATTATTTTATCGCCAAACTGATCTACGGATGATTCAGCCTGAGAAGTATCTCCTTTAAATACGAATGTTGTGCCTTGATCATCTGCCAATTTATTTAACCTCTGTTTAAAAATTTGGCTAAATCAGCCGTAGTTAAAGCCCTTGATTCTTCCTTTATTGTCTCAGGATATGCCTCACGTTTCAAGTCTTTGAATAATTTTGTTCTAGCTTCCGGTTTCATTGTCGGATAGTCAGATAGTTTTAACTGAAAAAGAGCTTCTTGAGCCTTTAAAATAGATATGGAATTAAAAAGAGCATTAACAATATCAGGCGTTTCATTCAAGATATAGTCAGGCGTTAACCCATAAAACCTTGATATAATAGATATTTTAAATAAATTTTTATCTAGTTTTTTTTTGTGCCGTTAATTACTGAAATCAATTCAGTCAAAGCATCGCCATCAAGCTCATCCAAAACCTCAGACGGGACACCGTAGTCAATTAGCTTGTCTCTGATGAAAAGCATTTTTTCTTTATTTCCAAGCTTTTCTAGCGTTTCTTCCATTTCAAGTATTTGCTTAAACTTAGGCTTTGAAACCTCGTAAACTTTGCCGAAAATATCGATAGACAGTTTTTTGTTTTCAATTTTATGAATCATAAATTTTAAAATACCCCTCTATAGGTTTAATTATAGAGGGGCAATCCTTATTAAGTCAATGTTTGAGAACCATCACCAAGACATACCATATTAATGCGGCTATCTTTGGTGTAATCAGGGTAAATAGAAAATTCTACCGGTACCATGAAAACATTCTCGCCTGAAAAAGTAAGCGAGGATACTTTTGGAAATGCTTTCCAGATAGTGAGATCACGGCTCATATTCGATGCTGGTAAAGCCATTGGATGCAATACAAGCTTTCTTGCTCTTGCAAAAGTAGGCTTAAATTGTCGAGAAGTACCCCAACCGATTACCTCAGTTCCGCTTACTCCTGTTCCATCTGGAATCAAAGAATCGCCTTCACCAGTAGCGATGGCTTTTCGTAATTGAGTCACGGCTGTTTCTTTAAGGTTTAAAGTTAGTCCAGCAGTTAAACCTGTACCGATATGACCTAAAACCATAGTGCCTGTTTGATGAGCCGTAAGGTCAACATATTGACCTTCGTGAGTAACTTCGATATCGCCATCTACATAGCCTAGGTCTACTGCTGAGTCACCATAGTAATTTACCTCAAATGTAAATCCAGTTGCTGCAGCACCTTCGTGAGCTGGTTTAGCGTATCCTGCTGAAGTATTTACTGCCGTGCAAACGGCACCGTCTGAGGTGCAATCAAGTCCTGTCAGAGCTGTTACAACCGCTGCTGTTGCTGTTGCTACCGCTGTGGCCGTTGCATTTGCTGAAATCGCTACTGGTGCAGCAGTGCCGCCAGAAACTAATGGGTCAGACCCGCCCGATGCTACGTTATACCAAACATAGAACTTAGTTCCTGCCGCATTATAAATAAGCCAGTATTTGTTATTTAAAGATGATGAAACATCGGCTACGCAAGTGATATTTTCAGATTGCATAATCGACTCGCCATATGTAGCCATCATTGGCTCTACTTTTTGATTCAATACATTTCCTGCCATAATATTTTTCTCCTTAAAACCCCAGAACTATAAAAGCTCTAAAGTTAATTGTTGCGATAACAGCATTATCATTACTGCCATCTATTTGTTCATAGTTTGCGTTCTCGAAAACTATATTTTTTATGCCATTAGATTGAGTCAATCTGTTAGTAGGTTTTAAGCATTCAACTATTAAATTTTCAGTCAATTGAATAGCTGAGTCAATACCTAAGGCTGATTCACGGTATCCTTTTGTAAATACATTTACCGTTACTGGAAGATTTATTTCTTGATCGTGCTGATTTTGTTTAAGACCAATCATGGTTCCGTATGTAATTTGAAATGACTTATCTAAAATATTGGCAGGAATGTTTGAAACATTAAAGCCATCTTTCCATTCCTTAAGTCCTATTGCAGAACATCTTGACCTAAAATAAGTTATTGCTTTATTCAAATTCATCGTCTGTACATACTCCCAGAATAGATAGAAATATTTTCTCCTTCATCCGCTACGCCATCTTTATTTGTGTCAAGTCTTAGAACCAATCTTTGTCTAGCGGCTTCTTCATTCATTAAATATTGTTTAGATTTATTATCGAAAACATCATCTACGGCATTCGAGATGCCTTGAAAGATCAAACGAAGAGTCATAAAGATTGACCATTGTTTTACTTCATCAATGTCAATAATATCTCTTTTTGTGTATTTTTTGCCATAGACGTTTACATAGCCTTTTTCATCTAGCCAAGCGATAATTAAACCTTGTGCTCGTCTGTGAACGTCTTTGTATGATGATCGACCGTCTGGAAGCCACTTCATTATGTCTGGCTCATGCGCTTTTAAATGCCCATCTTCACTGAAAAGATAATCGCCTTCTTTTGAATAAACTTTAATTTGAAATGATTTTGAGTCTGATTCAGTGCCGTTTGAAACTGCAACGGTAATATTTCGGACTCCGTACTCGATAAACTCAGATTCATGGGATACTTTAGAAACATTTTTAACAATGTGTAATTGTTTTTGTACGCTTGAATCTTTCAACTCAAAACTAGAAGAGCCAGTCAAAGTAATGACGTTACCTGAAACTGAAGCAGAATAAGTTCCTCCCGCTGTTGTCATTTTAGAAGCAACTTCTGTTGCATACTGTGCAAGCGTATAAGTTCCGGTTGAAAGATTTGTACTAATATCAGAACCGCCCTCGTTAAAGATTAAATCATCATTGTCTGAATTTACATCAATAGAAAAAGTAGTATAAACCCAATCAAGGTAACGGTCATTTTCAGTAGATGAAAAGCAATCAATAGCACTCCCGTCATCGGTTGGTTTAATTGTTAGCGTGGTTATTTCTTGAACGGCTTTAGACGCAAAAGATTTTGATGCGTTTAATCTTGTTTGATCATTTAACTGCACTTCTATTTCATTATCTAATTGCGAAAATATGCTCATATATTTTTAAATTCCTAATATTGTGCTGTAAAATTCATCTTTGTATTCTGCTTGATAATTATTTTCTACGTTATTTGTTCTTAATAAAGTGATATTATCTATTGCATCCTGCTCGGTTAAAATATTTGTTTGAACTAATTCCCATTGCCCATTAATTTCTATAAAAATTGAATACATATTAAAATGCCCTCAATACGATATGATCTTGCGTTACTGTTACTCCGGCAGTCGATACCCTTGCCCTTGCCCATAGTCCGCTACTTATTTTAACACTTGATTGAACTGATGAAGACGCCGTTCCTGTTAATGCTAAAGATAAATCTACCCAATTTGTTCCGTCCATTGATACGTCGATTGTATAAACTGCTGGCGTAGTCGCTGCACCAGTAACTACGGTTAACTGTAAATTAGTTGCTGACCCGCAAAATAAACTTGGAGAAACTGAATTTATTGTAGTTGGTACAATTGTTCTATTTACTAATTGTCTAATTTCTGAGTCCTGAGTATTTGAATTTAACCTTGTAATTGAACGAGTGAATGACGGGCTAGTGCCTCCAATTGTTTGAACTAATCTCGTTCTGTTGATCCCATTTAAATTTAATTGAGGCGATCTATAAATTCCAGTCGTAGTTATTCTAGGAAATTGATAACGAACATTCCAATTTGTTCCACTGTCAGGGCTTTCTTCTACGCTAATATCATAAGTAGGCGATGTTCCAGAAACCGCTGTTACTGCTATAATAAAATTAGTTGAAATAAAATTTGATATAGTGGCAGCACTTGTATTTGCAGATGATGTTATGGCAGATGATGATACTTCGGTAGTTAAAAAAGTCTGAAGCCCTATCCCAATACCACTTGAAGAACCAACTATAGTTGCATTTGCGCTTACAGTGCCAGTTACGTTGCTTGATAACATTGCTGCAGATACTTGAAATTGAGAGAATGAAGTAATTGCGCTAATTGTTCCACCAGTAAAAGCTGTTGATATTCTCACTCTAAAATATTTTAATGGTAGAGCGCACTGATAAATTCTGCTTGTATTGGCCGAAATTGATACTGCGGCAGTATTTGGAACGCTTGTCTGTGCGTCTATTTGTTGAAAAGGAATAGTTATTCCATTAGGTGAAAGACTTGTATCATTAGTTCCTTCAAATATAATAGCTCCTGCAGAAATTCCAGAAGACCCCACAATATGACAAACTGCATGATTATATTTTGATACGTCATACCAATCAGATACAATTCCGGTTATCATGTTAGTATTGACTACAGATTTTGCACTTTGTGTAAAATATTCTTTAACTGGTAATGAAACAGGATCGCTATTGTTTATTGTGTTTCCACCGTAATCGTCATAAATTACTTGGATATCGTCTGTATCTGACATTCCAGAAATATCATATTCAAGTCTTATGTCTATTGTAGATATAGCAAGATAGCCTTTTCCTACTACACCAGTAGCATAAATAATAATTCCGTCTGTTTGATTTATTATTGCAACTAATTTTTTATGATCTAACTCAATACCAGAAAATACCACTTTGTTTGTAACTGGTTCTAATGTTGCTGTATAATTTACAAAATGTTTTGCCATAAAATTTATCCAAAAATCAATGAGTAAGCTATTGCATAATCGTCAGTAGTAATTGATTTCCATTCATCTTGATCTAAGCCTCTATACCTTTTTAAGTCGCTATTATATCTTGTTTTTCCATTGCCTGAAGTAACAGATAATTCTTCTGAGTTTGACCCTTGTGGTAATTGAAAATATCCTCTAGAAGTTGAATCAATGTCTCCTGCGTAACTATCATCAATATCTTTTCTTAAAAATGCGTCTATTAAATCATCTTGATCTTGAATTGATCCTGTAATGCTTCCCCATGTTGGACTTGCAGATTGATCTACCCATTCTGTGTTATAATCAACATTATCTATTTTGGCTAGGACTTGGCCAGTCGTTCCGCCTTGTGGAACACCTACACCGTCTTGTCCTGCTGGTCCTTGACTTCCAGTTGCTCCTGTAGCACCAGTTGCGCCAGTATTACCTTGAACTCCTTGCGGGCCTTGTATGCCTACACTTTGAACTATTATTTGTGTTGGTTCAGATTGTATAACCTCAACTTCATTTGATTCTTTATTTATTAAAACTATATTATTGTTTTGAGTAATTGTAACTGTATTACTCATGTTACCCTCGGAGAAACATAGCAAATGCCTTCAATAATTCTGTAAACCGTTGAACCGCTAACGGCTTTAATATCATGATATAATGGCAGCATATCGGTAGTGCCATTAGAGTTTTGAGCAATGGGAAGTGCTGCTGATAAAGTTGCAGATAATGTTCTTGTAAAGACACCGCCAGCCGCATTTGTGATTGTGCAAGTAAAAGTAGCTACTGGATTAGCGTCTGAAAATTTTCTTTTTAATTCTGAAGTAATTGTATAACCGGTTAAATTAATAGCCGTACCTGTCGAATCTCTCCAAGTTAGAGTTTCGCTGAAAGTTGCCCCTTGTTCGATTGTAAAATCATACTTTCCTGCGCTCATATTCCCTCGGTTTTAAAAAGGCACCGTGACCGATTATAGCCACGATGCCCAATGATTAATTATTAGAAACAAAATCCACGAACAGCTACACAGAAAGAACCAGCAGAAATTGTGGTTTGATCAAGCTTAACTTCTTTTCCTGCTGCAAGATACATTTTGCGAGCATTAGAAGCAAGATAAGCTCCATTGCCTGCGTATGCGCCTACGGTGCCTTCAACAACCTCGGTAGAAGTTGCGAAGCCATCTGGATCGTCATCGTCGCCAACGGTGATTGTACCAGTTACGGCAGTTTGAATAATTACTTCAACTCCGACAATACAAGTTCCGGCTGGGATAGCAAGAATATCGCTATCGACTGGTGATGCTGGATCGGAAGCTGTTTCTCCTGAACCAGTTGCTCCGAATGCGTAATATTTAACATGCAAAAAATTATCGTTTTTTCTCATTGTTTAATTTCCTTTCTATTAACCGATTTGAACAACACGCAAGTTGTCCAGTTGTTTAATACCAAGGACGGTATCACAATTGATTCGATAATCCCGTGAACCTTCTACTCCTCGGTCGTATTCTTTTACATTCATGCCTTGTTGAGCGGCCATAGTCATATATGAACTATGCAAACAATAAACTACGTTACCAAGCTCTGACGTAAACTGAGGTTGGAATCCACAGATTTGAGCAGGTAATTGGCCATTCATCATTGGCGTATTACCAGCAACAAAGTCAGAACTAGTAAAGTTAGAAATTGCAAACAAGTCATTTAACTGAGCTGCACCCATTGCAATGTGACGATTGGCAAAAGGAACATCTTGAGCATCAAGCAATTCTTTTGCTTCTAAAATATCTGCAAGAACCAAAGTGGTACCAGTATCAAATGCAATCTGGTGATCTGGTGCAGATGCGCTAGGAACAGTTAAAGAAATAACCAATGCTTGGATTTTCTTATTAATTGAATAAATCGCAAGGTCACGAAGTTTATCCATAGCTGGCAATGACTGAAGCATAGCAAGATTGGTGATGATAAAGTCTTTTGCTACACGGTAATTAATGTTCAGAATTTGTTGAGTAACAGTGATAGCAGAAGCATCATTGCGCTCGTCTTCACCTAAAAGATTAGCTGAATCAAACTCTGGAAAGGTGCTGATACGAACTGAATCACCCAAGTATCCTGTAATTTCGCCTTCGTAGTCTTTGCTGATAATAGCGTTAAAAGGCAATTCAGCCAGCAATACATCGTAGTATTTTTGGCTCCAAAGTGATTGGCTTAATACTGATAATTCAGTACTTTTTCTATGCAATAAATCCATGTTATTTTCTCCTTAGTTTTGTGCCTTGTATTTTAATACAAGTTCTTTGTAATTATCGTATTTACCTGTTTTTTTGGCATCTGCCTCGGCCTTCTTAAGGTCATCCCAAGATATGGCCGATGAACCGCTATTCACGGTCGGGGTGGTTGTGTTCACATTCGGAACGGATTTGGTAAACCAGTGCGGCTTTAAGGCTTTAAGTCTTTGAATAGCCCTGTCTGTACCAGTGACAGATATTCCGCTTTCACCAGTTTGAATCTGAACTTCTGGTAGGTCAATAGTCTTTAAATCATCTAGGGCTTCTTTTAAAATGCCGCTTTGAAGTGCTGCCTCTTTAATTGCGCTCAGTCGTTTATCGTTAATTAAAGCTGATTTTAAAGTGTTGTATCGTTCTTCATATTCTTTGGCCTTTTGATCATTCATGTCGGCAATCTTTTGCCACTCATTATTCTTAGTTAACTCCTCGATTTCTTTTTGCTTTTGCTTATTTTCAATTTCTTTTAGCTTGGCCTTTAAAGCATTAGCTTCTTCGAGGATCTTTTTAACCTCAGACCCTTTAAAGGTAGGTTCTGTGTCGAGTAATTCCTGTTGTTCAGGTTTAACTTCTTGTTTTTGTTCTTGCTTGGTTTCTGTTTGAGTTGATTCACTCATTTGATTTTCTCCTTATTTATTGCTTGGTTTAGTGCGTATGCGAAAGCTTTTTTAACTTCAAGTGTAATGCGTCTGATATAATTCTCGCCACCCCAAGGCACGAACCGCCTTGCTGGAATGTTTTCGGTGCCTGAATTATTGGCCTTAGCCCTTGCTTTAATATCTCTACCTGCATCATCATGAATACCGAAACTCATGATCAATGGCTCTTTACCTGATTTAACTTTGTACTCACTTAGCATATCGCCCGATAAAAATAGATTGGCTTTATTGCTAGGCTTAAGTTTGCCGGGATAGGTTTTGGGGTTCTTATACTTATCAAACATCCGCTTACCTTCGACTGGCGATAAGCCTTTTGCAATTGTGTCTTTAATCATTGGTATGATGCTAGATTGAAGCACGGTTTCTAGTTGTCTGTTTGAGAATTGTTTTTGAATGGTTTTTCTTAAATCGTATGACCATTGCACTGATATATTTTTAGATACAAAAGATTTTACTTTGCTCATAGTAACTCCAAAAGATCATAATCATTTAAGAGTGATGCAAGATCGGATTTAAGTACCATTGATTTAAGTTTCTTATTTGGGTAATTGCCAAGTTCTTCTCTGAGTAATTCATATAAATCACTTTTAGATTCTACCTTATCAAGCTGGCTTTTTCTTATTGATACGTTTTCAGAAATATATGTTTCGATTGTTTGATCAATAAGACTTTTTATTTGGCTAGTATATAATTCACCCTCGGATGGTAGGAATTGCCTTTTAGGAAGTGTAGATGATCCAGAAAAGTTATTATGACCATCGGCCTTGGGTGCATCGTTGCCAAATACTCCAATTTCGATGCTATCGCCTACTACTTTAAAATCAAGCGATCCAAGCATTGAGCCTGTTAAGTCTAAGTTAGGTGAGTTTGATCCTGTTTGATCCATTTTCTTTTTAGCGTAACTTTTGCTGAGTGAATCAAATGCTGATCCATCTACAGGCGAGCGAGCGTCTGCCACATTTGAAAGTGTTTCTTCAATCAATAGTTCTCCGATCTGATCAAGAAGCTCGTTCTTTTGATCGCTAGATAAACTGATGACTTCATCTGAAAAATCAATCAGTGACGAGGTTTTGTTCTTCGTCGCTGTTGTCTTCTTCACTTCCATTTTCTTGGTTTTCTCCTTCCTCAATAATTTTATCTTTTAATAATTCCAATAACTTTCTTTCAGCCTGTTGAACTGTATACTGAGGATTGTCTTTCATAATAAGATCAAGCATGGAATCAATGCCCAATTCTTTTCTGATTTTGAGATTTTGAAGTTTCTCAGACTCGCTCATAATGACTTGAGGCTCGATAAAGTTTAGAGTTAAATCTTGCTCAAAACCTTCAGGAAGTTGTAATGGTTTTAACTCATCGGTCAGCGATTCACGATAAATCATTAGCCATTTATTAATCACTCGCCAAATTTGAGGTTCATTGTCAATAAAGATTTGACGCTGATCTTTTACATCTTCCATGCTTTCTGATTTATCGATAATCATGGCAATACCGCTTGGACTTGTTGTATTGCCATTTAATGAAGCCGATACGGATGAAGTACTGAGATTGTTTGTGGTGAGTAATAATGCTATGTATTGCTCAACAAGTGCCCGAAGAGAATCAATTTGAGGGCTTGCGGTTGCAAAACCTAGTTCTGGTGCTGACTCGCCAGCGGTTGAATCATACTCCATAAGGATCATTTTGTTTGCACCGACTTTAATGTTTCTTGGAAGGTTTTTACCCTTCATCCAAAACTGTCCATAGCCTTGTGAAATACCAACGTGTTGATTATGAGTCATAATTGAGTTAATAAATATTCCACCATCTACTAAATCATCCCCACCTTGCGCCCAGAAAGAACCATCTTGATCTAGGGCAAAATTAATTAATGGCATCTCACCAATAGGATTAACCGTGTCTTGGGAAATGATCTCGCCTTTCATGTTGGTAGTAAAATGATAAGCATTAGTCCACCAAACAATTTCGCCTGTTTCTTGATCGGCTGGATCGTCTGCAATTTTATCATCTTTTTTATTGCTATTGAATGCGCTGAGCGGGTCTTTTGCCGATCTGCCAGCCAATGCTAAATCACCGACTGCCATTCTTGTTCTTTGTTCATATTTAAAATCAGATAAAACAAATGCCATTGGTTTTGTTCTATCATGAAAGTCTTCAACAACATCATAAAGGTAAGGGTTAAGAGGTTCTAATTTGACTGTATATTTTACGGAACCTTCGGCATTAGAAACAGGACAAGGCTTTACATAAAAAGCTACGTTCTTTTGAAGTTTTAAAAATTTGTTAGTTTTTTTAATTTCGGTATCAAACTTCAAAAGTTTTGATAATTGTTCTAAATTTTCTTCAGCCTGTTCAATGCCATTAAGTTCACGATTCACACCATTTGAATAAACCCGTGCGAGCTTGTCGATTACTTTTCTAACGATTGAGATATTAGCAAGACAATAGCTCATCTCTTTAACTGTATCGTTATCAAACTGATTAAGAAGTTGTTCTACTACGAAGTCCTTGGTTTTATCTTTATAAACAAGGTAACGCCTATAGGCTTCACGCTTACGTTCTTGATTCTCGGGCGATTTAATTTCTTCGATTATTTGTTGTCTAACTTTAATATTTAAAATTTCTGTTTCGTTTTGTATTCTCATCTTAATTTCCTTACTTCTGTTGGTTGCCCATGTCCTCTGAATGGCATTAGGATGTCTAACATATAATCAAATCCATCGCTGAAATGTGTAAGCTTTGGATTTTTTTTAACTTTCTCAAGCGTTACTTTATCCACTTCAACGGCCATAAAATCTTTTTTAAGCCCAGTGCATTTTGGGTTAACCTTTAAGATTCCTTTCTCGAAAAGATTATTTGCATTAATCTGCCTTTCCCTAAAACGTGGTGCTACATTTTTTACTCTGACAGTATAGCCAGCTCGTTTCAATAGTTCATTATCTGGTAGCCCCTTGGTTGACCGTGCATTACCTGCAGGGTCGGGGTAAAGGATGCTATTTTGTGGAGTATATCCTCTGGTTTTCATGGCTTTGATTAGATTTTCGGTACTAAACCCTGAATCACCACTTAGATTTATCTCATCGACTGCAATGAGCTTTTGCCCAAAATACTGCCAAATGGATGCGGTCAGTGGATCGACGTTAAAGTCTATGGCAATATGGCATTGTAAATCATCTTGCCGATCTTGAGCAATTTCGCAGGTTTTAGTATCGTATGAGAAATAGAATCTATTACCTGTAAGGTTAACCCATAGGCCCTTCATATAGGCATCAAGCAATGCTTGCGGGTATGAATCCTCAAGCTGTTTGATATAGCTATCGCTCAAATTATGCTGATTGTCTCTAGTATCCCCGTATAAGACTTTTGAATTAACCCAAGGCTTTTCTACAAAGATTTCATAATAATCAGACGAGATACCTTCTGGAGTGCCTGAGGATGCTATCTGGGGATTAGGAGCATTCTTGATTCTTACCCTGCCGATGACCTCACGGTATGAGGCGAGCTTGATTAGGGTTAATTCATTAATACCAGCATAAGCCCAGTTAGGGCCACGAATTTTATTTTCTGCAGTGGCGACATACAAGTTACCTTTTGACCACGGAAAAGAATACTTATGTTCGGATCCATGAAAATTAGCATTTATTTTAAACTCATCAAAAATATCTTCCATTGCTACTCTTACGTCTCTTGTAAAATCAGTGTACGAAGGAACAACTAGGCCACCATCTAGGTTTTTATTTTTCCATGATAAGTCTAAAAGTTTTAAACAAAGCGTTCTTGTTTTGCCGAATCCATAGCCAGCAGATAGATGTAAAAATTTAGTTTTATCATCCAACATAAAATCATGTTGGGCACCGACAAGGGTGGAATGAACATTAATTCTCATGCTTATCGAAAGTAAGATTAAGCTCGTTATTTTCTAAATTAACTGGTGAATCTGATTGACCTAATAATTGTTTACCAAGCCATATTTGCATGGATGTATTGCCTTTTCTGGCTGACTCTATTTGCCAAATTCTAAGCTGAGTTTTCATGTTTTCTCTGCTTTTAGCTAAAAGCTCCGCAAAACGTCTAGTTATGGTATCGACCGAGCATCCAACTTGGATAGCAATTGATTCATTAGAACATCCAACGGTAGCAAGTTTGCCTACAAGTTTTTCATCTATTTCTAATTGTGGTCTTCCGCCTTTATTCTTTGCCATGAGTTAATCACTCCTTATTTGTTAAATGACATCTCGTGAATCATCGCTTGATTTAATAATTTCTTCAAAGTCGCCTGATGGTTTACCTGATGCAGTAAGGTTTAAGTCGTTTTCATAATCTGCTTTTGTTTTAATCAGCATTTTATCAAGATCAGATTTCATTTTATGATCTGCAATTGTTTTAATATTATGAATAAACATATTGGTTAAATCATTAACCAGCCCTTGAATAATGCTGTCTTCAAATGGTGGTTTTTTCTGAGATAACCGCATGGCCTGTACTTGTTTTATTTGAATATAAAGATTGTCAATAAACTGAGGCACCCTCTCATTTGATTTGAGAGAGTGCTTTAGTTCTGTTGGTGCGGTGGGGTGAGAAAGAACGGCTTGGTGATACATTTGCCGTAGTCTTTTCTGATCCATTAAAATGCTCCCGGCACTGGTGCTACTTTTTGAGCATCGGATGCAATAATGTTAGCAGCCAATGGGCTTTGTTTTCTCGCTGTTAGTTTATGAGATTCGATATAAGTAGCGGTATGGGTGTGATCGTCTTCAAGATGATCTGGAATTGGTACAGCTGTTTTTTTAAACTTACCTTTAACTTTGGCTACACCCCAAGTCATTGGCCCTGAAACACTCATTACTTTGACTGCCCCGTTTTCATCTTCTTGATATTTAATTTCGTGAAAATGTCCACCAATGGGTGAGCAATGCGGTTGTGGTTTACCATCAGAATCAAAAGTGCGCCACGTATGGCAATGCTCGATTTCTAAAAGACTTGGATTGTCTTTATTGTTCACCATGTCTTTTTTCATCTTAGCTACTTCTAGCTTAAAAAGATCGGACTCGATTTTAATATCTTGTTTGTAAACTCGTTCGGTAGATGGTTGTTCGGATAGTTCTGATTGTTCGACGTATACTTTTTTATGATTAGCCATGATTCATGGTCTCCTTCATTGTCCATGATGGAGTGTTTTAGTATCGTTTCAATAGTGAAAATGATTATTTTTTAGGTTCTAAGGTGGTATTGGATACGTATTTATTGATTTTGCCGTTTTGGGTCTGGATTTCTATTTCAATTCGACCTGTAGAGGTGATGGATATGACTTTGCAGGGCGTATAGCGTTTGCCGTAGACGGAAAATGCGTTACCGCCCATCCAGTAGCATTCTAAGCCTATTTTAATTTCATTCATTTCGATCATTGTTTTTTAATTAATGATATTCCTTTTCGTTCATTTTTTTAAAGTTTTCTTTGAGTAATCGGTCATGAAGGTGAAGAATTTCAAGCGCCAAGGTTTTGGCAGATTTATTGCATGAGTTCTCGTCTATAATTTCTTGACAGGTAAAATTAATGGCTTGGTTATAGCAGTTAAGAATGGCAATTTTTCTCATTAGGTCATTGACCATGAGAAGCGTATTTTCAGGATCATTATTTTCATTTGCCATAGTTTTAAAGTTTTGTTAGCTTTAGTTTATTCATTTCGTTTGTTGTATGGGCCGTACCTGTTTTAATGGGTACGGCCTTTTAATTTCTAACCCGTAAGGGGAAGAAGTTACTTTTTGCTTGGTTTTTTCTTGCTTGCTTTCTTTTTAGCCATATGAACTCCCTTCTCTGTTAGTTGATAGACATAAATAACGCACAGTTTGCATCCGTTCTTGCATATACATTTGCCAGATTTAAACGCTTGTTTCTTCATTGACCTGCTTCATAAATTGTTCGATTAGGCTTTCAACGACTGGAGAGACAGCGATTGATTTGGTTTTGCAGTACTTTTTGAATTGAGATAAAAGGGCTTTGTCAACTGAAAAAGTCTGGGCGTGTTTGGTAGTTTTGGGTTTTCCTGATTCAATTGCTTCGTGGTGGTTTAAATCAATGATGGGTAGCATTGAGTTAAATGCTAACAAGAAAAATAGTAATTGCAATTCAATTCGTTCCTGCTTGTAAACTAACAATTTAAATGTTATTCTAAGGGTCAAGGAGAAATGAACATGACCACAACACAGCATTATTTTGGGAAGCAAAAAACACCACGTTACGAGTACTACATTATCGAGCTAGACGGATCAGATAGTGGATGGAGATACCCAACGTGGTACGAGGCAATGGATGAGTGTGCACATGAAGAGCTGGTAGCTGCTTGTTACCATGCTGGATGGGACATTGAAGACTATTATGACTTTGTTTATGAACATGGTGGTGAGATTGTGTCAGCCATGGGCTACAGAATCATCGACGTTTTGATTTAAGGCTACCGTACACCACTACACCACCAAACAGGCATAGAATTACAAAAACCCTTGAGACGCGATTCTCAGGGGTTTTTTTATTGTCTGGCAGTATTGAATAACGCATTTAATCAGTATTGTTATCTTGTCTTAAACATAAAAACATGAATCTTCTGTTATAACTATATGATATTATTATATATATATATATATGTATGTATGTATATAGGATATATCTTTATTCTATAATAAAAACAATTTTACTCAAGTGAGTGCTTTTTACATTGTGACAATTTTACTTGTTTTAGTATTGAGACAATAATGTATAGATATATACATAGAACCACACCCATGATACATGAAACTCATGAAATACATGAAAGTGTTAAACTGCTGTAATTATTAAATAAATGGTACGACTTCCATGTAAATAGGGTGACTTTCATGTTTTGACATGAAACTATTTTTTGACCTTAAAGAATGTTTTGGGTCTTCCTGTCTTACCACTTGAAACCATCTCTTCTATCAAATTAGACTCTTTTAGAGTATTTATGACCTCTTTTAAGTCTCTTTCTCTGATCCACCTATTGCGACTTGTTAACTCGTTTTTAGAAATAATTCCTACCGATTTAATACAGTTTAGTATTCTGGTTGAGTCAGCATGAGTCTGGTTTTCAGCATGAGCCAGTTCATAGAGCATAGTCGAATTGTACCACTGCGTTTCAACAACCTCCTTAGCCCAAAGAAAAGAGTCAATTTGTATTGTTTTACGCTCTAAAGAAATGGCATCTAAAAGTGCAAGTTTGGCAATATTCTCTGCAAACCTACCAATAAACGCTGATTCAAAACCTTCAGGGTCGATACATTTTTTGTTGTGGTAAGATTCTTCTAGGTTTAACCAAGCCTCTATTGTCTCATCATCCATTGGTAAAACCGTATGTTTATACCTAATTCCACAACTTAAATCTTCGTTATTTTCGCCTCTTCTTTCAGCCAGTAAATTAACTTCAGGGTTAAAATCAGGATGAATAATTTTTTCAATTTTAAGAATTTTATCTACAAAAAGTTTCAATTTTTTTGTAAGTGGATCAATCTGGCTTCTATCTTTCCTGCCACGATAAACCCCAATATCACTTTGAAAGAATAAGAGCATTCGAGGAAGTAACCCCTTAGCCGCAACTTCCTTGTTAACTGATGCTTTGAACCCTTTAGGTGTGGTTGAACCTAAGAATGAAATATGCGGGTTATAGCAAGCCCCGTAACGCTCACCCCTAGTTGCGGTTGTTTGCCCGTTGTACTTGGTTGATCCCTTGGTGTATAGCTCGGACATCAACTCAACCATGTTCGACGCATAACCCTCTTTAGCTCCCATGGCCTTAAGGATAGACGAGCACTCGTCAATGATGTCTAAGCGCTCTTGCTGAATAGGTAGCTGCATGATGTAAGAAACGTCTGACTTGTAGTTACCAGAGCCTAGTAAGCCTGATTCTTGAAGTAGATCATGGATGATGGATTGCGCCATTTCTTTACCAAACGAGCTGTAGCCAAGATTAATAACGTACACATTCGGGCAAGTGATAAGCCCCCGGCACTCAGTAACATACTTGTTGGATGCAAGAACTGCCATTAAAGCGATGGAGCCACCGAGTCCGGTTGCGTCTTGATTCCCGGCTGATTTCAGATCACACAGCTCTTGGAATGTTCCCATGATGCCGCGAGGCTTAGGATAAGGCTTGTACTTGAATGATTCCTTTTTAGCCTCGGTTGCGATCTCATCGGTGTTAAGTTCTATGATCATCTCGCCGTTGATCTTGGCTATACCAACCTCAATCAAACTCTTTGTAACCGAGTTAACGAACTTCCAAGCGTTTTTCTTTGCGTCATCCTCGTTTGCAGCTTTAAATCCTTCCTTTTGATCAGAGAACAAGCGTGGGTTGTTATAGATGCAATCCCACTCGTAAGCTCGTTTAACGATATCGGCCTCAGATTCACCAGTACCGCGCATTGCTGATACTAGCTTAACTAGCTGGTTATTACGGCCTGTGGTTTCTACCTTGTTGGATTTAGATTTCTGCTCGATTAAATCAAGAAAGTCTGCTGGCAGTTCTGGTAGTTCCTCGGGGCGCACATTTAAGAGCGTATCGGGCGTAAGCCAGACGTAAGGCATCCCAGCCGGGTGAATGGAGTTAGGAACGAGTATCTGTCTACCGTCAGATAGAACGTCGAGAAACGGGAAGCGCGCACTTTTGATGCTTGGAGAATATCTGAAGAAGCGCGCCTCCCCTTTCTGACCCCTTCGTCTTACAGGAGACGGAGGAAGCTTGTTTGCAAAGTCTTTATCATCGGTGTCGATGTCAAGCACTATGATGCCCGATGCTTTACCGCACGTTATGCCGATGTTTGTTTGCTTTAATTCATCCCATTTATCAATCTGTTCTTGTGTTGGCTTATTCTCGCAGAATTTCTGCCATTCATTAATAGTAGGGTTTTTACCTTTAAAAGCGACCGGAATTGGGCTGTAGCCCATATCGAAATATTTGCTAAACATGATGTGATTGCCTCCAAGCAATATTGTGTTGACAACAAAAATGTTACGCTCTATTCTGATGATGTCAACTGAATTATCAGATGACATAAAAGGAGAAATGAATATGTTAATAAGTAGCACAAAGGGCATTGGAGTCGATGCTCTTAAGATTCTGGTTTATGGCGAGAGTGGAGCTGGTAAGACTAGCTTAGCCAAGACAATCGGAGAGCCAACACTGTTGATCAGTGCTGAAGCTGGGTTATTGCCACTGAGAGGCGAGAGCATTGATGTGATTGATCTAACGATTGATGACAAGGGCCAGCCATTACCGAAAGAGAAACGGATCGAGAGGCTTGCTGAAGCTTATCAATACTTACTCACGCCAGAGGCGCAAAAGAAATACAAGTGGATCATGATCGACTCACTCACTGAGTTGAGCCAGAACCTAGTCGAGAAACTTCAAACGGAGTTTACTGAGCGCAAAGATTCGTTGGTACTTTACGGCGAAAACGCCAAGCGTATGCGCTCACTTGTTAAGCTGTTTCGTGATTTGCCTCTGTATAACGTGATTTTCACGGCGTTAGCCGAATGGGAGAAAGACGATAACGGCCAGCGGTTCCAAAGCATCCAGATGGTCGGAAAGATTAGCCAGCAGTTACCAGCTTATTTTGACGAGGTGTGGTTTCTGCATGTTAACGATGGTGAAAGAATCTTAGTGACAGGCAAGTCTGATCGCCTAGTTGCAAAAGACCGCAGTGGTGCCTGTGATCAGTTTGAAAAGGCTGACATAGGCGCGATTGTAAAGAAGATCAGAGCAATGAATAAACCAGAACCAACTAAACAAGAAAAGAAAGAGGAAACAAAATGAGCTTAAACATTAATTTCGACAATGTAGAAGAAAGAGGATTTCAATTGTTACCAGCAGGTGACTACACTGTGATTGTAGACGAATGCTCTATTAAAGAGACTAAGGCTAGAACTGGCGAATATATTAATATGAAATTAAAAATAACCGAAGGAAATCAAGCCGGAAAATTTATTTTCACTACATTTAATATTAAGAACCCCAACACTGAGGCCGTTAAAATTGGGATGAGCCAACTTAAAACATTTTGTAAAGTATCAGGACGAGGGGATAAGCCCTTAACTGATGTTAACGATTTGGTAGGACACATTGCTGTAGCGGTTGTGAAAACAAAGACGGATGATTATGGTGAGAAGAATGCAGTATCTTATTTTAAACCTCGTTCTAGCTCTGAGTTTGCTAAACCTGTAGCCAAGAAAGTAGATGAATTGTTTTGATCTTACGCGACTATCAAAAGCAAGCAGTAGAGAAGCTATGGGCCAGACTATTTGAGTCTGGCTCGGCTCTCTGTGTAATCGCAACGGGCGGGGGCAAGACCGAGATAATGCAAGCTCTGTTACAAAAGTGCTTCGCCAAAAAGCCTGATTTGAAAGTGGTTGTTATCGCTCAGAAGATTAACCTGATTGAGCAGACGGCTAGACGGTTCAGAAAGAACTTTGATTCGGTCAGTATTTATTGCGGATCAATTGAGAAAGACTTGTCCGGGTCTATTGTGATCGCAAGCATTCAGTCGATTGCAGAAATTAAGATGCACATAAATATTGTGGTTGTGGATGAGGTTCATGCTATCGACCACGAACAAGGGCGTTACTTTGATTTCTTTGAGTTGAACAGGCATGAGAAGATGAAGGTGATTGGATTCACCGCAACGCCATTCAGAGCAGACGGCCCGATCTACGGCGAGGGTAAGTTCTTCGAGAAGATCGACTTCATCAAGCCAATGGATGAGCTGATTGATGAGGGGTACTTGGTTCGTCCACTAATGAAGGCACCGAACCACCAGATCGACACTTCGCAGCTATCGGTGAGAGCCGGGGAGTACGCGCAAGAGGATGTTGAGCGGGTGACTGTTGATCAGAGTGTAGTTGATTTGCAAGTCAAAGATGCACTGTCAAGACTTGCTAACAGATATTCGGTTGTATGGGCTTGTGCATCTATCGCACACGCTGAAATGGTATCTTCTACTATTAATAGGATTATTGAAGGACAAGATAATGTTTCAATTATTCACTCTAAAATGGGGAAGCAAGATCGAGCAAATCATTTAGGTGCATTTGAAGAGCTTGGGGGTCATCTGGTTTTTGTTACTATCGTGTCTGAAGGATATGACCACCCACCGATTGACGCAGTAGTTTTGATGCGCCCCACCCGCTCCCCAGTGCTCTATGTGCAGATGGTTGGCCGTGGCTTGCGTACCAGTGAAGGCAAGAAAGACTGTTTAGTGTTGGACTATGGAAACGTGGTAAGATCATGCGGCCCGATCAATAACCCGAAAGTGGTAACGGCAAGGAAGGGCAAGAAACCAGAGGAAGAAATCCAGCACCGGGTATGCCCCGAGTGTTTCGAGTATGTGTTAAAGATTTTGCCAGCGTGTGATGTTTGCGGTCATGTGTTTTACACTAAGAAAGAAACGAAGCTCAGAGTTGAGTCGGATGTGCAAGACATCCTAGCTAAGCCAAAGCCCCGCGAGATGCTGGTCAAGAAAGTGGTTCTTGGCTTTCACACCTCTAAGGCCGGAAACGACTGCCTAATGGTGATTTATAAGCCGCTGTCTATGCTAGACCGTGATCATGTGGAGTATTTCACGTTCTCAAATGATTGGGCCTATAAGCGAATGGTGAAACGATTGCAGGAGCTTGATTGCCCTATCGTGGGTGATACGCATGAACAGGCTGAGCAGCTCTGTAAGAGATGCCCTAAGAGTATTATTTTAGTCAGTAAGAATGGATACAACAATATAGAAAGGTTGGTTTTTGAATGAACAAGATATGGCATCCATACACTAGCTGGGAATGTTTTAAGAATGGAATGTGGAGAAATGTTTCAGGTAAAGAAAGAAATTATTTTTTAAGAAAAGCAGTAGAGTTTACCGGAAATCACGAACTTTATGGTTCATTTATGAAAAGAGTTATTACTGAATGGCCAATAGCTTGCGAACATCATTTATCTGGAGATCAAGGAAATAAAAAAGCATGGGTTGGTCACGCCGCTTGTTGCCTAGCAATCGGATGCCCAGAAGACATAACCAGACACGCATGGAGTTATTTAACTAAACAACAACAAGACGATGCTAACGCACAAGCTCAAAAAGCAATAGATGAATGGTATGCTACAAAAAATTGACAACTACATAAAGAAGTGGGAATCTCAAGGCTACCCCGACGGGATACCGGACGAGGCTGATGCAAAACTAGAATCGCTCAACAAGGCTCCATCATACAGGGCAATTTGTAAGGCTATTTTAAGTAATGACAATCACTTGGTTAGCTTGGGTTATCAGCGATCCAATACAGAGTATTACGGAGCATTAAAACGCATTGAACTAGAAGGACGAAAAAAAATGATGAACGTATACGATGCAGCAAACGAAAGATTAAAACTTATTTTCAATGAGTTTGATAATGTTTATGTTTCATTCTCTGGAGGTAAGGATAGCGGAGTTTTATTAAATCTTTGCATTGATTACATTAGAAAAAACAACTTAAAAAGAAAAATAGGTGTTTTTCATATTGACTACGAGGCTCAATATCAGATGACGACCGACTACGTTGATTCAGAACTATCTAAAAATTTAGATATTTTAGATGTTTACAGAATATGTTTACCGCTTGCAGCGAAATGCGCAACATCCGCTTATAATGACCACTGGATACCGTGGGATAGAGACAAGAAGGATTTATGGGTAAGAGAATTGCCAATAACCTGCGTATCAGAAATGAATCATGAGTTTACTTGGTTTAAAAAAGGTATGTGGGATTATGATTTGCAAGATCGGTTTTCTATGTGGATTCACGAAAAAAATAACGCTAAAAAAACAGCTTGTTTAGTTGGCATAAGAACAGACGAGTCACTGAATAGATGGAGGGCTATTCACTCTGATAAGAATAAAAATAAATATAATGGCATTGATTGGACGCTTGAGATGAGTGAAGGTATCTATAATGCTTATCCTATTTTTGATTTTAGGGTAGATGATATATGGATTGCAAACTACAAAAACAGATGGGATTACAACAAGCTTTACGATCTATTTTGGAAAGCCGGATTATCGCCAGCGCAAATGAGAGTGGCCTCACCATTTCATGATTCAGGAATAGAAAATCTAAAGTTATACAAAGTAATTGATCCTAAAAACTGGGGAAAAATGATTGGAAGAACAAGTGGAGTAAACTTCGCTGGCCTGTATGGTGGCACTACCGCTATGGGGTGGAGATCAATCAAACTTCCAGAGGGACATACTTGGAAAACATACATGGAGTTTTTATTGTCTACACTCCCAAAGAACTCAGCGGATAACTACCGAAGAAAGCTCGAGATCAGTAAGAAATTTTGGACTGAAAAGGGTGGTTGTTTATCCGCAGAAACCATTGAAAAGATAAAAGAATTAAACATCAAATACGAAGTAATCGCGGATACAAACTACAAAACAACAAAGAATCCAGTAAGAATGGAATACCAAGATGATATAGATATTGAGGAGTTTAGAGAGATACCAACTTATAAAAGAATGTGCGTTTGCATTATGAAGAACGATCATCTCTGTAAGTACATGGGATTTTCTTTAACTAAAACAGAAACACAAATGAGAACAGAAGCAAGCAACAAATATAAAGGAGTCTTAAATGCAAAGTCCAGTTTATAACGTAAGATCCATACCAATGGATAAGATTAAAGCGAATACCTATAACCCCAACTCGGTAGCCCCACCAGAAATGGAGCTACTTGAAACATCAATCTGGGAAGATGGCTACACGATGCCTATCGTATGCTATAAGATACCTGATACCGACATGTTTGAGATTGTTGACGGGTTCCATAGATACACCACTATGAAAAACTCTAAGCGCATTAGAGATAGAGAGAAAGGAATGCTCCCGGTCGTAGTGATTGAAAAAGATGAATCACAGCGCATGGCATCAACCATTCGTCACAATAGGGCCAGAGGCAGTCACTCGATTGATCTAATGTCGAATATTGTTTCAGAGTTGACCAAGGCTGGAATGAGTGATGCATGGATTTTAAAGCATATTGGGATGGATAAGGACGAGTTATTGAGGTTAAAGCAGATAACTGGATTGGCAGATTTATTCAAGGATAAAGAATTTAGTTCAGCCTTTGGAGAGAAAAACAAAGCATTACCAGAAATAAATGAAGTAATAGAAAAGGACGATAGACAACATGAGCTATTTTAAAAAAGCAGCAGTAAACGCCAGTTTGATTAAGAACGTATTAAAATCGCCAATGTACGCTTGGCACAACTATCATAACCCATTTAAGGCGAATGATGCAATGAACTTTGGCTCACTCGTTCATGCGATGGTGCTCGGTGTGGGGATGGATGAGTTTGTTAAGTCGCCCAAGTTTGATAGGCGCACCACCCAAGGCAAGTCCGATTATAATGAGTTTGTGTTTTACAATGAAGGGAAGACTTTGATTGACGAAACAGAATGGCTTAAGGCTATGGAGTGCGCGTCATCTGTTATGAGTACGCCACACGCCAAGGATTTGATTGACTTATCAGAGAAGGAAAAGTGGATCGACTTCGAGCTGGACGGATACACTTGCAAGAGCAAGATAGACGGATACGGTGAAGGCTTTGTTTACGATCTGAAGACGACTAGCGACATCTACAGCTTTGATAAAGTAATTAAGGAATACCACTACCACACACAACTTGCTTTTTACGGCCATGCGATTGGCAGACCGCTTGATCTGGATTACTTCATTATAGCGATCAGCACCAAAGAGCCATACGAGTGCGCTGTATTTAATATCAATTCAATGATTCCAGAAGGCAATGAGAACATCAGGAAAGCGATTGGATACGCTGATCAGATTGTGAAGGGGGAGAGTTTTAGGAATGGAACGGGAGTTATAACATTGTGACCGAAAAAGAGATAGAGAACCAGATTCTAGGCTACCTAGTGAACCGTGGTATTTTCTGTTGGAAAAACGACACCGTGGGCGTGTTTGATAGGAACATAGGGGAGTATCGGAAACAGAGCGCGTATCACCGCAAGGGCATTCCGGACATACTTTCCTGCTTACCCGGTGGCCGGATGCTGGCAATCGAGGTTAAGACCCCTACAGGGCGCGTCTCAAAAGAGCAGGAGTTCATCATCTCGCGCATAAACGAGCTGGGGGGTATAGCCTTTGTCGCAAGAAATATTGAAGATGTTGAAAAAAACTTGTTGCAATACCTAAAGGGTTAGGTTATTGTTTATATATAGACAACAAACAAGGAGACAATGAAATGAAACTAGACCGCCTAAAAATAGCCAGAGAACTTAAACGAGAACAGGCCAGAATCAGAGAAGAACTGCACGGGGACGTCACAGCCTTGGTTCACTGCTTCGATATGCAGGAGATCATCAATAAGATTTTAGAGCCTGAATACAAGGATGGTGAGATTGCAGAAATGCTAATCGAAGCCGGGATAGATCATCATATCTATGCAATCTAATTTAAAAAAAGCCGCTCAGCTTCTAGGGAAGCTTGGCGGCTCTGTTAAGAGTAAAAAGAAAGCAAAGTCTAGCCGGGCGAATGGGTTGCTCGGAGGTAGACCGAAGAAGCTTGCACTAACGCAAGAAGCCAGTCCGCTTGAAAACATCAAGAAAGAATCACCTAAATTGATCAGGCGGGCTGGTATTAAGAAGGAGACAATGAAATGAAAACGTATCAAGTAGATTTTACTCAGCATAAGATTATTAAGAATAGAAAAGACCGAGCAGCGTTCGCGCTTAACTTCGTGATGTTTATATTCGGAGCGTCGATGTTTTTTCTGTGTGTGTTTTTGTGGAGTTTTTTATGAAACTAGAAGAAGTGCTACCCGCATTCAGGGAAGGTAAGAAAATAAGAATTAAAGAATGGAAAGAAAAAGGTATTTACGCTGATAGAACCAACCTTGTAGCAGAGGTTTTGATTGCAGGGCATATGCTGGATGAAACATGGGAAATAGTAGAAGAGAAGCCAATTTACATCCATGATTTTGAACCTACAACTATTTGGGGATTAAACTCGAAGCAGATTTTAGAGCTAAAAGAGTTTTACTTAAAACATAAAGGAAAATTGCCAGATGAAAATTGAAGATGTCATACCAGCATTTAAGGCTGGCAAAGAAATAAGAATAAAAAGCTGGAATAAGTACGTTGTTTTTAGAAATGACCAGTCAAGTTTTGATTTTACTTTAGAGGATATGTTTTCAAGCGACTGGGAAATCGTAGAAGAGTGCCAGCATAAAAAAGTAATGTCGGTAAGCATACTAGGAAATCAGCCAATCAATGTGTGTGTATATTGCGGCATTCCACCTGAAAGCACAGAACCAAAAAAAGAAGAAGACGCAAAAAAAAGATACCAAGAACTTGAGAATCAAATGTATGGCTCAAATCCAAAAACCAAGACGGTTTGGCAGTGGCGGTATTTAAGAGATTGCGGCACGTGGCAAATATTCTTTTCTCTATACACAGAAAAAGAAGCAGGGTGTGAGTTTTTAAATTACAGATACGAAAAGCACTCCGGCCCATATGAGGTCAGCGATGAATAACCCCTTGGTCACCCCGCAGTCTGACATTCACCCGATCTTTGAAAGAGTACCAGACGAGTGTGAAAGCCTAGCACCTCAAATCAATGCTTTTATTGAGCATCTAGAAAGCAGGGTAGAAGCATGAAAACATCACAAAACAGAGTAATCTTGAATACTGAGATCGTGAAAATTTTTCAAACCAACGACGGCTACCACACCCAAGTTGCGATGCAGGAAGGGGGGTGGCTAGAAATGGCCACCTTCCCGAATGACCTGAAGGGGTTGGTCGCAGCTTTGGATTTGGCTACAAACTGTGCTGCTGGAAAATTCTATCCACGACGACCCGTGGATATGGATATTTCTTTAAAACTTGGACTGGAATTTTTTAATGAAAAGCAAATTGAAAGACTGGAGCGACAAGATGACAAGAACAGAAATTGAAACCGTACAGCAAATTGAAAGATTTTCAAGAGCTGCAATTGATTCTTTGAAAAAAGGGGATTTGATAAAAGCTTATGATCATATTTTATCAATAAGCGATCAAGCCTTTAACGCCATTCAAAACACCGAAGCGGATATTTACCAGTGCCATCGGTGTGAAGCTTTTCGTGGTCAATATTTTGAACTGAAGAAATGGGGGATGGAATGAATAATTTAATCACCGAAGGCAAGCGGTTGGCTGAGTTGGCAAATGAACATTCTGGAACAATTGAAACCCAATGGTTTAATATGGAAAGATACGAAGACTTCCATCTTCCAGAAACAATGCTAAAAATCTATTCAATGATCGAGGATATGCGGGAGGCTTTGAAAGATGCTGATGAAACAATCCATAGCGAGTTTTGTTCTGATACCTGCCACCCACTTCATAAAACAAAATTAGTGCTAAAGAAATGGGGGATGGAATGAAACTAACAAACAGTGAGCTTGAAGATTTGGCTACAAACTGTGCTGCTGGAAAGTTTTATCCACGACGACCGATCCCGATTGCTGATCATCCGTCCTTAGATATATTAAAAAAACCAGAGCCAGATGCCAAAAGGTTTTTGCCAGCAGGTGCAGATTTCACCACCAACTTTTTAAAATCAGAACGAGGTGATTCATGAAGTTTAGAATCAAAAAAACATCAGATAGTTTTAGTGAACCAGATAAATTCATCGAAGTATCTTCATTACAAGAGCTGAAAATAATTTCTGAAAAAGAAAATTGTCCATTAATTATTAGTTTTTGGGATGATCCAGAAATAGAAATTTATAACATTAAACACAGACAGCCGTGGAGGAAAAAGAAAGAAGGCAAAATCGAATGTACAGACCAATAAGAAAAAGACAAAAGCTAAACGAAAACAACAACGTAAGAGCAGAAAAATTAACCGAAAACAAAAAAGGAAATAATATGAAAACAATCAATGTTTATTTAATCAATGGAAAAAAATACTACGCAGCAGAAACAGAACGTCAAGCGTTAGAGTTATGGCAAACACATGGTGGAACACTCAGTTCAAGTACGGTTGTGGATCACATCAGTTGGGAACAGCTGGAGGTACTTGGATTTAAAAAAGAACTGGAAAAAAGAATTGCAGACAAAGAAGAATTCCCACAATTTTTGACGGACATAGCATGATGACTAGAGAGCATGAAGAATCAAAAGACTGCTGGTGCAACCCAACGCTTTACTATGTCGATCCAGAAACAGGAGTCGAGTGCTGGTCTCATAAAAGTGAAGAGGAAATGAACCAGTGAAAAGGCCAGCCACTCAAAAGCAAAAGGATTTTATGGATCACTTAGGGCTTGAATACGATGAGGACATAACTTTAGAAGATGCTAAGATTGCAATTTCTGATGAGTTGGAAATGAGAGAGAACGTTAGGGATTGCAATGGTGGCGGTATGGATTGGTGGAAGGATTAAAATGAAATTTTTAAGATGGTTAAGATGCTACCTTTTTTTCCATGAGCCAATGATTTCAATAAGATCAAATGGCCTTAAGGCTTATTGCACTAAATGCCAGAGAGAGCTTGAATTTCCATCATTGAGGGGGAAAAGCAAATGACCAAACCAATCGACCTAGACCGGATTTTGAAGCTGGCCAGCTTAGCCATTGAAAATCCAGAGATGGCTGGTACATCATTTATGTATAATTTTAAAAATGCCTGCGACCCCACCACCATCACCGCACTAGTGAAGGAGTTGAAGGAGGCGAGGGAGGTTTTGGAGTTCTACGCAAGCCCACTAAGTTGGGATTATAACCAAACCCGTGATGATATGACAGCCATTGAATCATCAGATCATAGCACCCCAGATCAGTGTTGTGAACATCGTGGCGGGAAACTTGCCCGTGCGTTTCAGGAGAAATGGGGGTTGAAATGACTAAACTCTTACAATGCCTATCTGAAATTCAGGCGAGGGTAGATCAGACCACAGGTAAAAAGTGGGAAGTGAATCACGAGGGCGATGTCGTTTATCGTCAACCAACGGGTGACTTTCTTATTCTACCAGTAACGTGGAAAGACTCAGAGTTCATAGCAAAGTCCCGCCTCGACATTGAAAAGCTGCTGAAGATCGTGAGGGCGCAGGATGCGTTTATAGATACATGCTATGCAGGCAAAGCTTTAAGAAGAGAAATCGAATCAATCCTAGAGGAGGGCGGAAAATGATTGAGAAATTAAAGGAGTTTTTAGAAGAAAAAATAAACGATTGCATTGAAAGTTTAAAAGATGTGCCAGATCAAAACTCATGTATGGCTGGATCATATCAAGGTGAAATAGATGGCTACAGGAATGTGATGGATTGGATTAATGAGGAAGAAAACAAATGATGAACGCAGCAGAGTTTAAAGGTAAGAAATTCAGGTTTAATTTGTTTGGTTATAGAGTTTTGATAACCACTAGAGTTTTAGACTATTGCAAAAACGGTTACGGAAGAACAATAGTATTTCCGTGGGCGAGGTGGTTAAAATGACCAACAAATTAAAACCACAAGAAATCACGGATACTGAGCGTTTGGACTGGATGATCAACAATCAATATGTGTTCACTGATCTTGATCCTAATTATCTTGAGCTGATGCACTGGCCGACTAGATGGAGAGTGGAAAAACAAGCTTTTACAGACCCGAGAGAAGCCATCAACGCAGCAATGCAAAAGGAGAGCCATGAGTGAAATGAATCCAGTACTTGAACACATTTTAAAACTTGAAGAAAAGTATAAGAAAGACTGCAAAGATGCCGGATGCCTTGGATGTCCTGATTGCAAGGCTATTGGGTGGAGTAAAAAGTTAGAGGATGAGTCGGAAGATGAGTAAAAGTCTAACCGAGCGAGTGAGTGACTTAGTGGGTGACAGCGCAGCCTGTGATCATTACGGTTGCCGATGTTGGCAAGCCGTAGCTGATTTAAAGCAAATCATGGAATATTATGCGTCTGAAATTGAAAAATCTCACTATGAAGATTTGAAGGTAAAAAAATCATGAATAAAAACCTAAAAAAGATCATGGATTACGAGTTTACTCAGTACAGACAAACACTAAGGAATATGCTTCCACATCCTCCGGCAGTTGTGCATTTTGATGCTGGCTTCACCGCAGCAATCCCCCACGTTCGCTTGGATGAGAGGGAGAAGATTTTAAAGCTATTGGAAAAGAAAACAAAAGATATCACTGAAGAATACGGAATTGAGATTCATTGGGCTGATTGGATTGAACAAGAACTGAAAAGGATGGATGAGAATGAGTGATGAATCAGCAAACGAAACATATGACGGATTTACCTTTACTGTAGAAATAATTAAAAACGGTTATATCTTGAACTATAAATCACCCAGTACCT